AATTTTGGACAAAAGTGGGGTTTGTATCAATCAATATTTACAATCGCTAAAGAAGATGCAGCTAGAATTGATGAAGCAACCAGACTTCAAATACATACCTGTTTAATGTATTTGGAATATATAAAGGATAAAACAAATTTAGAGAATGCTTTAATAAAAAGAGCACATAAAAAATAGATATGACACAAGTATATGACTTATTAGACAAGTTAAAGGACGAATTAAGATTAAATAAGCACGTTAATAGTGTTAGTTTTGGAGATATTACCGAAGTTAACCTAAATAAGACAGATATATTCCCTTTAACACACTTAAACATCTCAAATGCTGTAATAAGCTCAAATACTATCACTTTTACGCTTCAAGTACTATGTGCAGACATATTAGACTACAATAAACAGGATTATAGCTATGATTTGTTCTATGGCAACGATAATTTACAAGATATAATGAATACACAGTTGCAAGTAGTCAATTTAGTGTACTCTAAGCTAAAAAGAGGTACTTTAAGAACAGAATTACTACAAGTAGACGATAATATCTCTGTTCAGCCATTTAAAGACAGATTTGAGAATGAATTAGTAGGATGGGGAGCTGATATAGACATAATAATGAGAAATGATATAAGTATCTGCTAATGGACACTAGTTTTATAACAATAGCACTTAAAAGACTAGGCGACCAAGTTGTAGATAGGCTTCAGCAGCAGTTAGATACAGATGATACTGTAGCTAGTGGTAATTTATCAAGAAGCATTAAGTCACAAGCTGTAGGTAACGCTTTAACAGTTACTATGGCTGGTTATGGTGGAGCTATAGATGAAGGTATCCGTAAAGGAGGTAGACCAGCTAACGGATATAGAATTAAGGAATGGTTAAAGGTCAAAGGTATACGTCTTAGAGACAATACTACTGGCAGATACCTTAAACAGACAGACTATAATTACAATAAGATATCTTTTCTTATTAGTAGAAGTATAGCTAGAGATGGAATAATAAAAAGATTCGGATATAAAGGAAGTAATTTTATAGACAGAGCAATAAACAACACATTAGATGAATTTGATGATGCTATATTAGAAGCATTTAATAAGGAACTAACAAAAGAATTTGATAAAATAAAAACAAATGGCTAAAATAAACGTAAGAAGTCCATACTTCGTAAACATATCATCTAGTAACTTGATAAGTGCAACTATTGAAATTTTAATATACACAGGTGCAGCAAATACATCTTGGCAAGGAAGTCCACAATATAGTTTAAGTTCAACAGCTATAAACAATAAAGTTAATTTTGATATATCAGAACTTATAAAGGACTATATACCAGCAGCATTCAATGGAGTTTATCCAAACAAGTTAGATGCTACGGATGATTATACTACAATGTATGTTGATTATCAAATTACATTAGTTATAACAGGAGGAAATACACAATCTCTATCTTTAGGAAACAGAGCTTTTTATGCTTATGGATATTTTGAAGATGGTGCAAATCCTCAACTATTACAAGGTTACTTACAATCTAATAATGTTATACTAAAAAAAGATGATGCTCCTATAAGAATACCAGTAGATAATGAAAACACTAACTCAGTAGCTTTCTTTTATCAAGGTCAACAAGTATATTCTTGGGTTAAAGATACTAATCTTAAAATACAAGACCAAATTGTTTATGTAAGCAACGGAGTTAACGGAGCAGATAGCTTTGAAGAAAGAGTAGAGTTAGCTGGAGGTACATTTGAAGACAATGCTTGTATTGACGAATTTGAAGACGATTTTGAGTTACACCCTGTAGATACAGTTTATGTGTCAGCAGCAGATGGTTTAACAATAATTAAAGTAGATAATATAGAAGAGTGTAAATATACTCCTTACAAGGTCACGTTTATCAATAAGTTTGGTGCTTATCAAGATATATGGTTCTTTAAGAGAAGTAATCTTAGTATGACTAAGAAAGATGAGATGTTTAAGTCAAATATAATAAATAATGGCTCTTATAACACTTATCAGCATCAATATGAGACTTTTCACGTTAATGCCAAAGAAACTTTAAGTTTAAATACAGGATTCTATCCAGAATCTTACAATGAAGTATTTAGACAGATGTCTTTAAGCGACAAAATATGGATAGAGTACAATGAAAAGACTTTACCAGTTAGATTGACCTCATCTAACCTATCATTCAAGACTAGATTAGATGATAAGCTAATAAATTACACAATAGAACTAGAATTTGCATTTGATAAGATAAACAACGTAAGATAATATGCGTAGAGAAGTAGAAATATACATAAATACAGCAGGATTTGGCGAAACTGTAACTTATAAGCGATTAGACATCTTTTCGGAAGAATCTATCAACATAACTAACTCAATACAAGATATTAGAGATATAGCTAAGGTATTTACTGACTTTACACAACAATTTAGCTTACCTGCTAGTTCTCCTAACAACTTAATCTTTAAACACTACTATAATTTTGATATAGATGGTGGTTATGATGCTAGAGTAAAGAGAGAAGCTTTAATAAAGATAAATGGAGAGGATTATAAGAAAGGATTTCTTAGTTTAAATAGCGTAAGCATGAAAAACGGAGTTGCTTTTGCTTACAAGGCTGTATTTTATGGTAAAACAGTAAATCTTAATTTGCTTTTTGGAGATGATGAGCTAGATAACTTAGCTGTAGATAATACTTCTTATTTATCTAAATTTAATCAAACATATACTACTTCTAACGTAGAAACAGGATTTACTGATGGATTTAATTTAGTTAATAACAATTTAGTATCTAATGGTTCTAATACAACAGCAGGAGACTTATGTTATCCTTTTATAAGTGGTAAAAGTCATTATTATTGGGATTCAAATCACGACAATGGACCTGCGTTAAGAGAAGAGGTTGTTTCAAGAAATGTAAGGCATAGTAACAGTTCTACATCTCATCCTACTGGACTATCTATGATAGACTTAAAACCAGCAATTAGATTATATCACATAATACTAGGTATAGAAGACAGATATGGTATTACATTCTCTAAAAACGGAACAAACGACTTCTTTAGTACGTCTAATGCTTCATTCTATGAGTTATACTTATGGTTGCATAGAGAAAAAGGAGATTTATCTTCACAAATAGCAATAAGCGAAAGAAAACTTGATTTAGATGACTATGTGTTTGTAAACACAACTCCTACTGGTCAAAACGACCCTAGAAGCAATTCTAATAAAGACTTAGTTACTTCTATTGTAGTTGATGGACCTGATATTACAGAGATTTATTATAATTATCAAATACAAGTAACTCCTAACACTGGAGCAGGATTATATACTTTAGAATTATTTGATGGAGAGTCAGGAGAAATAATAGGAACTTCAGAGCATTCTGGAGATGCTGCTGTTACTAGAAGCTATACGATAAGAAAGGAATCTGGAAGTGGAGAAGGAACACAAACTTTTACTCCTATACTTAAAGTAAGAACACAAGGAGGAATAACTCAAATAGCTATAAATAGCTTTAAGATAGTATACAATCAGGTAGATAATTCAGGTGGTTCTGCTGGTTATACTGCTAACTATACATACAATGGAGGTAACGCTATAGGGGTTTCTTCAGGTATAAATATAGTAGATAATATGCCTAAGATGAAAGTAATAGATTTCTTAACATCTATATTTAAGATGTTTAATCTAACAGCTTTTTATGATGGAGAAACAATTAAAGTGAGAACATTAGATAAGTTTTATCAAGAAGGTACAAGTCACGATGTAAGTCAATATATACACGCTGATAAACATACTGTAGATAAAGCAAATATATACTCTAAGATAGATTTTGAGTATCAAGACGCATCTACTTTTGCTATAGTCAATAGTAATGAAATAACTAATGATGAATTTGGTAATGAAAGACTTAGTAATAGGTCTAATGCTATAAGCAACCCTTTAGCATTTGATGGAGGAACGTATTCTGTTAAGTTAGGGTTTGAACATCTTATGTATGAGAGAATGACTAATCAAAATGATGACACAGATAGAACTACTATACAATGGGGATGGATGGTTAGTAAGGATGAGAATCCAATACTTGGAAAACCTCTAGTTTTTTATTGTAGAAAACAAGACACTTCTAATTATGTTATATTTAGTACAGATGGTTCTGATTTTGACCAATATATAAGACCAGCAAATACTTTAACAACAAGTGCGTCTACTAATTTACAATCAATTCATTTTGGCGAAGAAGGAGATGAGTTCTTTGTAGATAATGTAAATACAGAAAGCCTGTTTAACAATTACTACTTTAACTATATAGTTCCTATATACAATGAAAAGTCAAGGTTATCTAAGTTTGAAGCTACATTACCTTTAAAATTAGTGACTAAGTTAGAATTAAACGACAAACTAATTATATCAGGTAGAACTTATAAGATAAACAGAATACAGATGAATATAAATACTGGTAAGGCTACATTAGAATTAATAAACGAAGTGTAATATGATAAGAGAGATAATAGATTTATTAGGAACATCTGATTGGAATGTTAAAGACGAAGATATAGATATAGCTAAAGGTAAATATTTAGCACCTACTAATTGGAAAGAATTAAAAAACGCAATAAAACGAAATAAATAATGGCAACAAGTTCAAGTGTAGTAAAAGAAATAAAAATAATTGTTAATGGAGGTCAAGCTACAGCTTCAATAGATGGTGTTACTGTAAGTACTAAGAAACTAAACTCTGAGTTGGTAAAGCTATCTCAAAATGCTGGTAAAGGCAAAGGAGCTTCAGGAGCAACTGGTGGAGCTACTGCAACAGTATTAGAACTTGGTAGAACTATATCAGATTCCAACTACGGAATTAGAGGTATGGCGAATAACCTTTCACAATTAGCATCTAACCTTGTATTTACTACTAGAGCAGCAGGAGGATTCGGAGCTGGACTAAAAAGTATATGGTCAGCAATGATGGGTCCTTTAGGTTTAGTACTAGCGTTTCAAGGAGCTATTGCTTTATTAGAAAGATGGAGTATGAGAGCTAAAGATGCTGAAGAAGCTACTGATGAGTTAATGAAGGCAGTAGGCTCTTCTGCTTCTAACTTAAAAATACTACAAGACACTTTAGAAAAAAACTTATTAAGTCAAGAGCAGGCTAATAAGGCTGTAGAAAAAGCTAATAAGGAATACGAAGGATTAAACATATCGTTAGATGAAAATAACAAGTTAACTGATGATAGTAAAATAGCTATAGACAATAAAATACTTTCATTAGAAAAACTATCAAAAGCGTTAGCACTACAAAAATTAATAGAAGAAAAATACACTGAATTATTACCTCTAGAGATAGAGCAAACTAAACTAGATACAGATGAAAAGCTTAAGAATGCTAGAGCATTATCAGCATTATCATCTAGCTATAAAGAAAATGGAAGTGCTGTAGAAGAGGCTGCTGCTTCAAGAGCTAGAGGAGTTGCTCAAGAAGGAAGAGAAGCTATAAACGTACTAAAAGAAGAACTAAACGATTTATTGAAACTTGCAGGAGATGAAGGTTTAGTAGAGAAAATGCTTAAGGGTGATGAACAGAAAAAAAGCAGAAGTAAAAAAACAAAAAAGACAACAGACCAAGAATTTGACTTTCCTACTGGAGAAGGGGTTTTCTGGACTACAGAAGATTACAATACTGCCATGCAGCTTGATTTTGATATGACACAAAGATACTTAGATTCAAGAAGAGTTTTCTCTGATGAACAAAGAGTTTCAAATCAAGAAGAGAATCTTAAATTATTAAATGACCAAATTCTTCATCAAGAAAATATTACTGTTCTTGAAGCAGAAGGGTCTATAGAAAGACTAGAAGCAGAAAGTATTTTATCTATGATGAGAATGGATTTACAAGATGCTGAACTTCAACATGAATTAGACACTATTGAAGCTAAAAAGAACGCTCAAATGCAATATGTTAATTTTGCTGGTCAATTAGGCAGTATTTTGGGAAAAATTGCTGGTAAAAATAAAGAATTAGCAACAGCAGCTTTAGTTGTAGAAAAGGGTGCTGCAATAGCAGGAGTAGTCGTACAAGCATCTGCAAGTATAGCACAAAGAACAGCAGCAAATGCTGCAATACCAGCTTTCTTGCCACTAGGAATTCCTAATCCTGCTTATATTGCAGATTCGTTATTTATGGCTAAAGATATTGCTAGGACTAAGATTTCTGCTGGAATTTCTATTGCTGCTATATTAGCATCAGCAGTTTCAGGAGGTAAGAAAAACGTACCTTCAGCAAGAGGAGGAGGAGGGACTCCTTCAGCAGGTGGAGGAGATAGAACATTTGACTTTAACTTAGTTGGTTCTACAGGAACTAATCAATTAGCTGAAGCAGTAGGTAGTCAATTCCAAGAACCTGTTCAAGCTTATGTAGTAAGTAGTCAGATGACATCACAACAAGAATTAGACTTACAAATATCAACAGGAGCTTCATTAGGAGGTGATTAATATAAAACAAAATACATTAAATACGTTATCAAATTATGGAAGAAAATATTATAGAATTATTTATAGACGAAGAAAATGATTTTGCTGGTATAGAAGCTATATCTATAGTTGAAAACCCTGCAATAGAAGAAGACTTCATTGCTTTAAAAGCACAAGAGATTAAGTTAGCTGAAGTAGATGCTGAGAAACGCATACTTATGGGAGCTGCTTTAATACCAGACAAAAAGATATACAGACATAACGGAGAAGAGGAGTATTATATATTCTTCTCTAAAGAAACTGTAAGAAAAGCTTCTGAGCTGTTTTTGACTAAGGGTAAGCAGAATAACTCAACATTAGAACACGAAGTAGAATTAAACGGACTAAGTGTTGTAGAGAGTTGGATAATAGAAGATGAGCAAAAAGACAAATCAGCTAAGTATAATCTTAACTTACCAGTAGGAACTTGGATGGTTTCTGTAAAAGTAAATAATGAGCAGATTTGGGAAGAGTTTGTTAAAGAAGGTAAAGTAAAAGGCTTTAGTATAGAAGGATTCTTTACAGATAAACTAGACGAAAGACCTAATGAAAGTGTAAAAGAACAAATGGACTATGATGAGTTTGAAGCATTAGCTAAATTATTTCAGCTAGAGGACTTTTTGCTTAGAGGAGAAGAAATAGAATTAGAAACATATAGTGATTATCCACAAGCTGCAAGAAACAATGCTAAGAGAGCATTAAAGTGGAAAGAAGAGAATGGTAGTGAATGTGGAACTCTAGTAGGATGGACAAGAGCTAATCAATTAGCATCAGGAGAAAATATATCTCGTTCAACAATAGCTAGAATGGCTTCATTTAAAAGACATCAACAGAATAAAGACGTTCCTTATAGTGAGGGATGTGGTGGTATTATGTGGGATGCTTGGGGTGGTAGCTCTGGAGTTAACTGGGCAATAAACAAACTAAAACAAATAGATAAATGAAAAAAACACCAAGTAACGTAAGTCCAAAGAATAGTAAAAGAGCTTGTTTATGTAAAGATAGTACCTATAGCACTAAGTGCTGTGATGGTAGTTTACAGGCTCAAGGAATTGGTAGTTTAACCAAACAAAGTAATCCATAATAATCCGAAAATGAAACAGATTATTTATTAAACGTTAACAAATTATAATAATTATTTATGAAAGCAACAGAAATTATCAACAAATTTAAAAACGTATTACTTTCTGTAGAAGCTGAAGAAGAAACTCCTGTTCAAGAGGAGCTTTCTGCTGAAGTAGAAACAGAAGTAGTAGAAGAGCAAGTAGAACTTGCTGAAGAAACAGTAGATGAGACTTCTTTAGAAGAAGAGGTAATCGAAGAAGACGTGGTTGAAGAAGTAGTAGAGGAAGAAAGCATTTACGCTACCAAAGAAGAATTAAACAAGGTAGTAGCTGAATTCAAAGCTATGTACGACCAAATGATGGACAACGTGAGTGAGGTTGAATCATCTGAAGTTCCTGAAGAATTAAGCTCTGACAAAGTAGAGTTATCTGAAGAAGCAGAGTCTATCGCACATTCTCCTGAAGCTGAAGTAAGCTCAAACACAATGAACTTATATTCTCAGAAACAACCAGTAACAACAAAACAAAGAGTATTTAACAAATTATTTAACAACTAATATTAATTATGGCAACTACAACATCAATTACATCTACTTACGCAGGCGAATTTGCAGGGAAATATATTTCTGCTGCTTTATTATCTGCTAATACTATCGAAAAAGGTGGTATCGAAGTAAAACCAAACATCAAATTTAAAGAAGTAATCAAGAAATTAGCTACAGGAGCACTTATAGCTAACGGAGGATGTGACTTCGCTGCAACTTCTTCTGTAACTTTAACAGAAAGAATCATCCAACCAGAAACATTCCAAGTAAACTTAGAATTATGTAAAGCTGATTTCCGTTCAGATTGGGAAGCAGTATCTATGGGATATTCTGCATTTGACTCATTACCTAAAACTTTCCAAGATTACTTATTAGCTCACGTTGTAGCTAAAGTAGCTGAAAAGAATGAGCAAAACATCTGGGGAGGAGTTAACGCTAACGCTGGAGAGTATGACGGATTTGTAACTCTTGCAAAAGCTGACGCAACTGTTATTGACGTAGCAAAAGCAACTGTAACTGCTGCTAACGTTATCGCTCAATTAGGAGCTATCGTTGATGCAATTCCTTCTTCACTATACGGAAAAGAAGACTTATACTTATATGTATCACAAAACATCGCTAGAGCTTACGTAAGAGCTTTAGGTGGATTTGCTTCTAACTTAGGTGGAGCTGGAACAATGAACGAAGGTACTCAATGGTACAACGGAGGAGAATTATCTTTCGATGGCGTAAGAATCTTTGTTGCTAATGGATTAGCTGACAACCACGCAATGGCTGCTGAAAAGTCTAACTTATATTTCGGTACAGGTTTATTATCTGACCACAATGAAGTAAAAGTTATCGATATGGCTGACATTGACGGAAGTCAAAACGTAAGAATAGTAATGAGATTTACTGCTGCTGTACAATACGGTATCGGTTCTGACATCGTTCTTTATTCTTAATATAACTTAATACTAACATATAAAAGGGGTAGGTGGGATATTCTACCTACCCTTTTTTATTAAAAAACATATAAAAAATGGCTTGTGATTTATCAAAAGGGAGACTAGAAGCGTGTAAAGAGTCCGTAGGTGGAATTAAAAATCTTTACATTGCTAATTACTCTGACGCTATGTACGCTGGTATGGACGATTCTAGTACAAAACCTCCAACCGATGCTGCATTTAACGGTACGGTAGCAACTTTAGCTGCTGCTGTAGACGTTTTTAAATTTGAACTAAGAGGAGATAATAATACATTTGAAGAAACTAATGAGAATTCCAGAGACAATGGAACTTCATTCTGGACTCAATCAGGTTCTTTTGTGCTTAAGGCTCAAAATGCTGAAACAATGATGCAATTAAAATTATTATCTTACGGAAGACCTCATATAATTATCGAGGACTACAACGGAAAATTTAGAATGGCTGGAGCGCAAAACGGATGTGAAGTTTCTGTTAATACTTCTACAGGAGGTGCAATGGGAGACTTAAATGGATATAATATTACTTTCGAAGGAAAAGAAGTATTACCATCTTTATTTGTGTTAAATACATTAGTTGCTGTAGGTAGTTCTTCAGGATTCGATGTACAAACGGCGAATATGATTAACGATTAATAATATTGTTTATTATTAGTGAAAATAGGGTAGGCATTAGCTTACCCTTTTTTATTATAAAACAAAAAAGAAAAATATCGTTATCATAATATGATAATAACAAATAATGATAGTGCACAGACGTTTAACATCATTCCTAGAAGTACTTCGGTAACGTATACTACTCTAGGTAATGGAACTGTTGTTGCATCTGCTGGTTCTTTAACAATATCGTTTTTAGAGGAAAGTACAAATGATACTTTTAACTTTACTAACAGCCAAAGCACTAAGCATGATAATTATTTGGCATTTCAAGTGAGCACATCAAATAAACTAAGAACAAGTTTTGATTATTTTATTACTATATTCAATACTACAACAAATAAATTAGTTTACAGAGATAAAGTATCTGTTCTGCCAGATGCTAGTGTTCCTTATAATAACAAAGGAAGATATTCTATAAGTAATTCAGATTACACAGAATATGCAGAGCCTTCTAACGAATATGTGATATTAGATGACTAACAAGAACAATTCTATAAGAGTAGTAAACTTATCTGGTTATGAAACACCAGAGGTTAAGGAAGTGTATGGTAAAGATTGGGTTTCTTATGGAGAAAACAATGATTACTTTGATAGCCTTATAGAGAAATACTTAGGCTCTCCGACAAACAGTAGATGTATTAACGGTATTGTTGATATGATTTACGGTAGAGGTATAGAAGCTACAGACAGCGAGGAATTTCCTGAAATGTATGCTAAATTCAAATTATTAGTTAGACCAAGAGAAATTAAAAGAGTCTCTAATGATTATAAGATGCTAGGACAAGCTGCTATGCAAGTAGTATACAACAAAGCTAAGACTAAAATCATTAAGATACTACATTTCCCTATGGAAACTCTAAGAGCTGAGAAATGTGATGCTAAAGGCGTTATTAGAGCTTATTATTATCATCCTAAGTGGGTAGATATAAAGCCTAGTGATAATCCTAAGAGAATACCTACATTTGGTAACGGTAAAAAGAGTGAAACAGTAGAGTTATATATATTCAAGCCATATAGAAGTGGATTTTATTATTATGCTCCTGTTGATTATCATGGATGTTTACAATACTGTTCTTTAGAAGAAGAAGTAAGTAATTATCACATAAATAACATAAAGCAAGGTTTACAGCCTTCTTTATTAATCAACTTTAACAATGGAGTACCTAATGAGGAGACTCAAGAGTTAATTGAAAGAAAAATATACGATAAGTTTAGTGGAACGTCTAATGCAGGTAAATTTATACTAGCATTTAACGAGTCTATAGAAACTAAAGCAGATATTGACCCTATACATTTACCAGATGCTCACGCTCAGTATCAGTTCTTATCTGATGAGAGTAGAGAGAAGATAATGTTAGGTCACGGTATTGTATCTCCTATATTACTAGGGATAAAAGACAATACAGGGTTTGGTAATAACGCAGAAGAGCTTAGAACTGCTTCTGTACTTATGGATAACATAGTTATTAGACCATTCCAAGAAGAGATTATAGAAGGTTTAGAAGATATGCTAAACTTTAACAAGATATACTTAAATCTTTACTTTATTACTCTACAACCAATAGAATTCACACAATTAGATAATATATCTACTAAAGTGAAGAGAGAAGAGGAAACAGGAGAGAAAATAAGCTCAAAGACTACTTTCAGCACTAAACTAAAGAAAATAGATGGAGTTGAGGTTTTTGAGACTATTAAAGAAGCAGAAGAGAAAGCATTAGAACAGGGATGTAAAGGTTATCACGAACACGAGATGGACGGTAAAGTATGGTATATGCCTTGCGAGTCTCACGATAGCGCTATTTCACTAAAAGAAAATAATGACTTTAGTGATGAGGACGGAGATGACCTTTTAAGCCAATTAGAGCCTCTAGGAGAGCGTATCTCGGATGATTGGGAGTTAATACACTCAGAAGCTGTAAAAGACTCGGAAAAGGACTTTAATTTAGCTAATTTAGCTGAAGCTAATCCAAACAAGGATTCTAAGCAAGATAAAGGTATCTTTAAAGTAAGATATGCTTATATGCCAAACAGAAAGTCTCCTAACAGTAGAGAGTTCTGTAAAAAGATGGAATTATTTACTGATAGAAATGTAGTATTCCGTAAGGAAGATATAGGTCTTATGAGTTTTCAAGGTGTAAACAGAAAGTTAGGACATAAAGGTAATAACTATTCTCTGTTTAAATTTAAGGGAGGAAAGAATTGTAAGCATTTCTGGGAGTTAAGAGTATATAAGAAGAGAGTATCTCCTGAAACTGATATAGAAACGAGTAAAGCATTGAAAGATGGATTTGTTGAACCGATAAACCCTTCAGAGGTATCTACTAGACCAGCAGATATGGCTAACGGAGGAGCATATCCAAATATTTAATATTATGTCAAAAGCATTATTTATAAGCGTACTAGATTTAAAGAAAAGGTCTATCTTAGATGGTAACCTAGATTCTGACAAGGTAATTCAGTTTATTGAAGTAGCTCAAGATACGCATATACAAAATTATTTAGGAGGAAAGTTATATCAGAAATTACAGGATATTATTATAGCAGGTACTATAAACGAATCAGCTAATTCTGATTATAAATTATTATTAAATACTTACATCAAGCCAATGCTTATATGGTATGCACAAAGTAACTTTTTACCTTTTGCTATGTATCAGATAAGTAACGGAGGAGTATTTAAGCATAGAAGTGAGAACTCAGATACGGTTACTTACGATGAAATGGCTATGTTAATAAATAGAGTATCGGAAACTGCTGATTTCTATACAAGAAGGTTTTTAGATTATATGTCTTATAACAGCACATTATATCCAGAATATACTTCTAATAGTAATGATGATATGTATCCAGACAAAGATGTTAACTTTCATGGATGGGTTTTATAATATGATAGAAAG